AATGGTTTGCAAACCAGACAAGGTAATGTTTGCGGTTGTTCCACAATTTACGGGTTGTTTCCAAGAAATGCCAGCCGCAAAGAAATCTAAATATGTTTTGTTGACAACATCGTTACCGCTTACAGGGGCAGTTGAGACTGTTGCAGTCGTAAAAGCCCCTGATGACGGTGTTGTCGCACCAATAGTTGTGCTATTGATGACGCTGTTTGTTATGTTTAAACCAGACTGATTTGGATTTGGGATAGCGTAAAACGGCTGACCCTGACCAATGAATGTCTGAAAAGTGCCATCAACAGCAAAATATGCCTGAACGGGCAGTAAATTCTGAACGTCTGAGTTTGATGGGCTTGTCATGGTTTATGCACCGTGAATGATTGCGTAATTGATCACGATGGCTTCAGCCAATGCGCCTACGGTGTTGTTGTAAACACCAATTACGGCAGTTCCAGCGGCTACGTTGGCCACATAAGGCCAGTAAGCGCCTGATGTGCCACCACTACCCACATTCACAATTAAAACGTCTTTGGCGGTCAATGTGCTGTTTGTCAAAGTAAACAAAACCGTTGTGCCAGCCGCCAATGAAGCGGCATTCATGGTGATCTGACCAGCAGACTTATTCAAAGTCACGCCAGTTGCTTTGCTTGTGGCTTGGGTAACAGTTCCTTGAGCCGTAGCGTTATAGCCAATTTCGCTTGAAGCAAGAATGTTTGTGCCCGTTACAGCCGCAGGGGTTGTGCCGCCAATGACGGTGTTATCAATGGTTGAACCAGTTAAAGGGGGGCTGAAGTAAGCCCCGCCCGGCCCAACTAAACCCACGCAAACGCCAGCCGAATTGAATTCAGCTTGTACAGGGACAATATTTGTAGATGATGTGCTTGCAACAGAATTAGCGCTTGACATGGGTTTTTCCTTTAGGTTTGATCGCCTACGGGGGTCACATAAACGATTGATGGGCCAGAGGCTGAACCAATCATGCGGACGTAATAAGGGCTTGCGGGTACTGCCAAGACAATTGGAACTGTCATTGAGGCGGGTAACACAAAGTTCCCTGTGGTTGAGCCGCTTACAGGCAAGACAGCCGCGGCCACGTTAGCATCGCCAAGGCTGACAGCAACATAGGTAGCACCCGTGTTGATGAAAGAAGCGTAGTTAACTTGGTCATTGGTGCTTGCAGTAATCAGCGTTGCGGCAGTAGAAGTAGCACCCACCGAAATGGCGGTTGTAACTCCTACAGGACGTAAGACCGTAGTATTAGACATGATTAAACAGCGTTTGAATCAAGGGGCAAATACTCAGGACGATTGACAACCACGGTGTAAGTACCAGCCGCGGCAGAAGCGCTAGAGCCTGTTGCATTGACAAACTGAACAATCAAAGTGTCAGCCGCAGAAACATAAGCATTTGCAACAGCAACGCCAGTAGTTTGAGCCGCGGGTAAAGACACTTGAACTGCATCACCAACCTTGAGGCCAGCAACGGTAACAGTCTTAGATGCGCCAGAAGTGGCAACGGTTGTAGCAGTAAATACCACACCCATAACGAATGCGTTGGAGATGTTTCCACGCAAAATTGTCGTTTGGAGAGCCATGATGATTCCTTTAGAGAATGATTAAATTGTAACGCCAAATAAAGAAAAAGCCACCCCTTTTAAGAGTGGCTCTTTCTCACATCACATCAGGATTTAGCTGAATGTGCTGAAGTCGTAGCCATAGACATAAACATCCATTGTGGCGGCCGCGCCTTGTGCTGTACCGACATTCAAATACAGGTTTTGACCTGATTGAGTGGCAGTAGCGGCAACGGTGCGCTGAGACACAACAGTTGAGCCTGTCAAAGCTGACAAGGCGGCATTGGCAACAATAGCAGTACCACCAGCGCTAGGGGCTGTAAACAGACCAGCCGCGGCAGTTGACAATGAAATTGAAGCATTGGTGAAAACCACGTTGCTAACAGAGTAGTTTGTGGAATTGTTGATTGCAATGACCGCTTGATCACCAGTAGCATTGACGCTCACACCAGTTGCAACGCCTAAAAGACGAATTGCTTGGTTAGAAGCCAAATTACTTGGGTGAATCGTTGTGGTACTTGATGGGCCGGGATTTGCCATGATATTTCCTTAAATAAAGTTTAGAACGGGAGGGTGTTTAGCCCTCCCTAGACCATTAGGCGGCTACGCGGCAAGCCAACTCTGGGTAGAGTGGGGCCCAACCATACAAAACGTCCAAACGTGTAGGAATGGAGTCATTGTTGATGGTGTATTGACGCACAACACGCATTGACAAACCAATTTCCTTATCGCTTGCACGACCAGCAAAATGCACACCTTCTGGCAATTCCAGATCGGCTACTGCAAGCGTAAACGCATTGCGGTGCATGATGATGTTTTGTGGGGAAACAGTACCAGTCTTGTTAAAGAAAGACACAGCGGCTGTGGTTGTAACTGTTGGGATTGACACGTTCTGGAATTGACCAGCGCTAATCACAGCAGGGCTAACAACAACAGACATAGTGCCATCAGTAGCGGCAACGGCAGTCTTAACCACGAAATTACGCAGTTTGTTAGTGCCATAGGCTTGACGGTTCTGGGGGTTGACCGCAAAAACACCAGCGATTTGGAATACATCGCCAGCGTTAAGGGAAACCGTACCAGTAGCAGTCAAAGTGATGGTGCTAGAGGATGCCCAACCAGAAGTCAGGAAGCCAGAAGCGGCAGTAGTTGAACAGACAGCAGTTCCCGCGAATGAGCCAAAGGTTTGGCTTACCACGTTCTGATCCATCTTCCAGTTCATGCCAGCAGAGTCACGACCCATTAGACCTTTTTCGTACTGTGAACCAATACGGTCATTAGGAACGAACAAACCCTTCAAGCTATCAACAATGGTTGCTGATGTGAAAGGCTCAACGATACATGATCTGCGGCCATCACGGGGTGCGCCTTCAGAGTCAAGGTAAGCGCCAGCAGTCAGATATGTGATCAAGCCTGTGGGCGGTGTTCCAGCAGTACCAACGATGTTGGCAGTTTGCAGGGTAGCCATAGACATACCATCACGGTCAATCTTGTTGGCAATAGCGGCAATAGCTGGCTTCAACACGCGGTCACTAAACATATCCAAGGACAAAGCCAAGTCTTGTGTTGTGAACTGTGTGTCAACGTGGAACTGTGTGGACAAAACAACGGGGACTGAAGTCTCGTTGAAATCTTCCACGTTCAGCGCAGGGCCAGTAGTACCAATGAAACGACCGGGTCTGCGGACATTGACTGTGTTACCAATCTTTGCACCGACAACCGCGAATTGGTCATCATAGTTGCGGTCAACTTCACTTGTGAAAGTCAACTCATTTTCCAAGACCATCAACGCTTCGTTGGTGATCTTGCTTATCGTCAATAAATTATTAGCCATTTTTAAACTCCAAAAAGATTAGGTTTACCGAATTTTCCCCGATTTTCTAGCGGCTTTCCAAGCCTGATAACTACCATGAAATTCGCCATCAGCGGAAATCGGTACATCAGCCTTGCCTTGCCCACCACGAATCGGTTGAATCGGTGCTGGTGCTTTACTTCTAACAACAGGGGTTGTCTGCGTAGTCTCAGGCTTTGCCTCAAACTTTGCTTCCAATTTTCCTATCTCTCTAAGCGCCGCATTTGGACTCAAGCTGGCGATCTTTTTGGCTAGGTCATTGTTTTCAGCTAGGTGATACAGGATTTTAGGCCCAACATCACTCTCCAGAATTGCATCCCTGACTGCGTTGTTTACAACTACGTCACTAGATGCGACCAAATCATCAAAATCGGGCAATTCAGCCTTCGCTTCCTGAACCTTCTGCGCCCAAGATTGGATAATCTTTTGTTGCGCTTCCTGTTCTTTCTGCTGTGCCACTTGCCTATCACGTTCAGCTAACGCTTTTTCTGTTGAAAACTCAGCTAGAGCCTTCGCATACTCAAACGCATCGTTGAACTGGCTTGGTTGTGGCTCTTGATCAACATTAACCGCCTGTTGAGGCTGTCTCTGTTGTTCTAGTGCCGCCAAACGCTGTTCTAGTTCTACCCTAGCTTGACGCTCTGTCTGCGCTTCTTTTCGCGCTTCCTCACGTTGCTTGGTTATCTCTGAAAACCGCTTTTCAAGTTTAGGATTTTGCTTGCGCTCACCCTCTTGGTTTGCTTCCTTTTCTGCCTCTTTCGGTTCACTCTGCGTTTCCTCGGCTTCTGGCTCGGTTTCATCAACCGCCTCAGTATCCGCTGGAGATTCAGCTAAACCTAATCTGTTTGCATAAAATTCTGCCGCATTCTCGCTTGTCAATACTTGACTTGCTTCTTTTTCGGACATACGTTTCCCAACGATTTAACCCCATGTGCCTCACGGGTAAGGTTTAGTGGTTTTTACCACATATTCTTTACAAAATCAAATAGCCCGTTCTGTTGTCTCTGCGCTTGCA